CAAGGTAGCCGCCGTCTGCATCGGGCGAGGTGCTGAGAACATTGTTGATGGGCTGTTTGCCGCGCAGAATGTTGCCGAAGTCAGCCACATACTCATTCGACGCTCTGCCAGTCTTGGGTTCTGCCGAGCCGGTCGGCTTGTTGGTGATGGGAGCGGTTGACGGAGCGTCAAACTCCTTGTCGTATGCATTTTGACGTTCCAAGCGTTCAATTTCACGCCCCAACGCCACCATGTCCGTTTCCATTTTTTCGTACTGGGCTTCCGCCTCGGCGGTTACCAGTCCGTTTGCATCACGGTGATGCTCCAAGAAGTTTTTCGCTGTGTCCCAAATTTTCGCGCGTTTCTCGCGCAGTTCTAAAACTTTACTCATTGTGTTTTCCTCCAATTTAATTTAGTGTTGAATCAAAGAGAGCCGCTTTTCAAGCGACTCTGCTGAGATACCTTTGGTTTGTGGTTGTGCTTGTTTCGGCTTGATTTTGTCAAGCAGCGAGGCAGTGACCGCTCGCCTTGAAAATGCGTAGGTTTCGACAGGCTTGGAGCGTTTTTCGTCTTCCAATAGCCCGTCGGCAAACCCCAGTTCTACAGCCTTGTTGGCGTTCATCCATGTTTCGGCATCCATCAGATGCGATAGTTTCGCTCGTGACAAGCCCGTCTTGATTTCGTAGGCATTGATGATGGCGTTCTTGACTTCGTCAAGCATCGCAATCGCCTTCTGCATCTCGTCACTGTCACCGATAGCCACCGTCAGCGGATTATGCACCATCATGAGTGCGGTAGGTGCCATTTGGACTTTTGTGCCTGCCATTGCAATCACGCTCGCAGCCGAGGCGGCAATGCCGTCAATCTTGACAGTGACATCACCCTTGTAGTCCATCAGCATTGCGTAAATTTGACTTGCCGCCACGCAGTCACCGCCGGGGCTGTTAATCCAAACGGTAATCGCACCATCGCCGGCGCACAGTTCGGATTTGAACAGTTTCGGCGTTACCTCGTCACCCCACCATGTTTCCTCAGCAATTACGCCGTTGATGGTGAGAGTGCGAGTGTCGTCGGGTTCGCTCACCCAGTTCCAAAATTTATTCTCTTTCATTACTTTCCTCACTTTCTGTTTTTTCGTATGCCACGCCTGCCTCGGCGAGTTTCGTCATACTTCCGTTGACGAGATATAGGTCACCGCCAAGTTCGGCAGGGATACGATTCAAGTCCTCAAGCTCTCGGATGTCGTTTGCACTCATCCAGCCGTTTTGCCTTGCCGTGGCGTAACCTGCCATTCGGCTTTGGTAATCGCCACGGAGTAAGCCGTTGACATTGAACTTGACAAACAAGTGCCGTCTTTCGCCGGGAAGTAGCAGAGCCTGTTCGAGTGCCTGCTCCCATCGAATCACCCACGGGTCGAGGGTGTATTTCACAAACTCCAACGATTGTTGCTCGATGTTCGAAAAACTCGACTTGTCGAGGTCACCCACCATGTGGGGCGGGACTCGGAAGATGCGGGCTATTTCGTTAAGTTGGAACTTGCGCGTCTGCAGGAACTGCGCCTGCTCCGGCGGTATTCCGATTGTCGAGAACTTCATGCCCTCTTCCAACACCGCAATGCGATGGGAATTACCGCTCCCGCCGTAGTTTGCCGACCAGCTATCCTTGACGCGTTGAATGTCCTTGATAGTTGATGGGTGTTCAAGCACCCCGCCGGGGTTCGCACCGTTGGCGAAAAACTTCGCACCGTACTCCTCGGTAGCCAAAGCCATGCCGATTGCGTTTTTTGCCATTGCAATCGGTGAGTAGCCGATAAGGCCGTCAAACCCCAAGCCGGGGATATGCAGAATGTCCTCACGCCCCAGTTTTGTCTGTCCGCTTTCGCCGTAGTAGAAGTAGACCAGTTCACTGCCTTTGTCACGCTCCACACGGACACGGTCGGGCAACAGCGGATAGAGTGCCGTCGGTCGGCCGTGACCATTGCGGATGATTTGCGCATAAGCGTTCCCCCATAATAAAAGATGACTCATCAGCGTTTCTCGAAACACGAATGAAGTCATCTCGGAATTTGGTGCGTCATGGAGTAGCGGGAACAGAGGCGGTCGGAAGTGTTGCTCTTTCCCGCCGTCCTCCGTTCGTCGATAGACATGGAGCGGCAAACTTGCAACCGCTTCAGCAAGGATTCTTACGCAAGCGTAAACCGCCGAAGTTTGCATGGCGGTCGACTCGTTGACTAACTTTCCTGCGTTCGTGCCACCGAATAGAAAACTGCGACCTGCGCCGGGCGTTTGCGGTTTATCCCTTGCCTTTGCAAAAAACTTGAATGGATTCATATCACCAAAATTCCCCTTTCGTCATACACGCTTGCCGCAGAACCTTCGCTCATCATCGCCCGTGCAAGCCCCATGACGAGTGCCACCGCGCCATCGATTTTCTCAGTTGACTTCTTTTTCGACATCTTGACATTGAGGTGTGCGTCGGTCTCAGCGACAACATTGCCCATGTTCCAATCCAAAATCGGGTGCTTGCCGTGGCGGAGTTTGCGTTCCTGCACAAGTTGCATCAAATCTCGTGTCGGCGTTGCCATCGACGCAAAGCCCTGTCCGAACGGGAACACGGTGAACCCATGCTCTGCACCCAGTTCCTCAAGGTCGCGGCGGATTTTCTCTGCACCCCAGCGGTCGTAGGCGATTTCACGGATATTGAAGTCAGCAGTCAGCTTTTCGATAAACGCCACGATATAGTCATAGTCGACGACATCGCCCTCGGTCGTGTTGATAACGCCCATCTTTCGCCATACGGCATATGGAACGTGGTCACGGCGGGTGCGTAGGTCGATGGCGTTTTCGGGTAGCCAAAAATACGGCAACACCGTGTATTTATCGTCCTCACCCTCGGGCGGGAACACCAACACCAACGCCGTGAGGTCGGTGGTGGAGGATAGGTCAAGCCCTGCGTAGCAGTCCCTGCCTTTGAAAGCGTCGAGGTCGAAGTCTGCTCCGCAGGAGTCCCATTTATCAATCGGCATCCACCGCACATCGGCGTTACACCACTCGTTCAAGCGGAACTGCCGAAAGTGCATCTCTTCGGCGGGGTTCTGTGCCGCCTGTTCGTAGGCGGCCTGCACGGTTTCAAACGGAATCGTCACACCAAGCGACGGGTTGCATCTGCGCCACACATCGGGGTTGTGCCAGTCCTCATCTTCGCCGATACCGTAAATGGCAGGGTAAAATGTGGGGTCGATTTTCGAGCCGTCCAACACGCCCTTCGCCTTGACATGGGTTTCGTAGCAAATGGAAGTGCGGTCACGCCCGGCGGTGGTGATGAGGAAGTAGAGCGGTTGCCGCCTTGCATCGCCTGTGTATTTCGTCATGGTGTCGAACAACTCACGGGTGGGTTGCACGATCAGTTCATCGAATATAAGACCGCTGACATTAAATCCGAACTTGGTCTTAGAGTCGCTTGAAAGCACCCGATAAAAGCTGTTCGTGTGCGGAAATATCAGCCGTTTGGTGGATGGTATGATTTTTGAAATGTCCAAAATATCCGGGCATTGCTCGACCATCGTCTTTGCCGTGCTGTACACGATGGCGGCTTGGTTGATGTCACCCGCGCAAGAGTAAACTTCCGCACCCGCCTCGCCGTCTGCGAACAGCAGATAGAGTGCAATAGCGGCGGCCAGTTCCGATTTGCCGTTCTTTTTCGGCAGTTCGATGTACGCCGTGCGGAATTGGCGGTAGCCGGTTTCCTTATCCACGATGCCGAAAAGGTCACGGATAATCTGCTCCTGCCACGGCATCAGCGTGAACGACTTGCCGAACCACTCGCCTGTGGTGTGCTTTAGCATGGATATGAAATTGACCGCAAAGTCCGCCCGACGCTTGTCGTAGCGACTGGTCGGGAGCATGAGCGGTGTGGGTGTGTATTCAAACTTTGGCATAACCGTCCTCCTTTCGGGCAACAAAAAAGAGCCCTTCGGCTCGTAGCAGTTTATAACGAAGTTGCAAGGTTCGCTCAGTCGTCGGCAGCTTGCTTCCGCTAACGACGTGCGATTCTTATATATTCTACGAGAGACAGCCCCGTTCGGGGTGCTGTTCTCGGTTGTTTGCTTGGTTAGTTGTACTCGTTCAGCAGTGCGTTGTAGAGGTCGATGACATCCTCGTCGGTCGGCTCGATGTCCCAGCCACGGTCGTAGTTGACAGCCGTTTTGCCGTTCTTGGCAATCCAAAGTTTGCTGATTTTGCCTTCGTTGATGCCGTAGATTGAGCCTTCCTCGAAGTGCTTGATGCTAAAGCGGAATTCGCCGATTGTGCCGTTTGTCCAGTTGCCGAGGTTTTGGAATGCAGGTTTGGTTGCTTTGAAGTCTTTCATTTGAGATTCCTCGTTTTTCCTTGATTTCAAAGGGTTTGCTTGCCCTTTGTTAATCACATATTACCGTCGTTTCAACTATATAGCAAGTCATATTCCGATAATAAATGTACCAAACATCGCGCCGTGAATTTGTGCGCTATTGTGTACATTACTACGAGCAAAAGACCTCTTGCGAAGTCCTCTGCCCGATGA